TTTCAAAACGAAAAACAAAAATGTACCAAATAGAGTCTAGTGAATTTAACTTTGGTCAAGACAACCTAGTGACAGCGTTGGTGGTATCGACGTTGCTGCTTGTCTTAGCTTTCTTTTACCTGTGTGGTAAGAGAGTTTCTTACTCGTGTAAGAGAGCATTGTGGTCTCTGGGCGCCTGGGTGGCGGCCAGATACACACACAGTGTTGTGTGGATGTTTGCGGGGAAGATCCTGCCAGACTACCGGCAGACCTTCAAAGATATGCCATCAGATCTTACCAAACATAGCACCAACATGAACCATTCTCATGCTGAATCTGCAGCATTTCGCTGTTTAGCCAACACAATGATGTCCACATTTGCCGGAATAATAGGTAAGGTCGACTACAGTGTGTCAATGAGCCGAAGCGAAGTCGGGAGAGGAATGTCCGGAAATCGTTACGTGTACCACGCCAAGGATTTACAAATGCCACAAGTGTCAAATGCCATCGACAAAACGCACTTGATCAGAATGACTGATGTCGATTATTATCTCGACATGTCAGATTATTTGGTTAGTAATTCCGTGATTTTGTACACTTTCTGCCCCAAGGCTACGGCCGGAGCGGTAGAAAACGGTGTTTATTCAACAGGCACCAACGATGAGGTCAAACTCTACGTAAACGGCGGCGCGACGTACACCCATCAGTTATGGGACTACAACACAGATCATCTAGTAGTCGACCACTGGTGGGGTAGTTCATTCTACTTGGTAGAACAGCGAGAAATCACACCAACACGCAGATTGATTTTTCTTAACATCTACAGACAGGTGTATGGCCCTTTGGCCTGGTTAATTCCAGGTTACAGGCTGGCCAGAAGGAAATTCAGCAATGGTTATTGCTCTTACACGACATACATGGACACGGTGGATGAGACAACAAAACTCTTTCATTCGTACTCACATTTCGATTCAGTAAGCAGTGTCAATTTGTCAGACCGCACGTATCAAACCATTTGCAACAGAATGTTGCTCAGCAAAGACCCGCAAGTCAGTGATGTCGAGAGGATTCTCCTCGCCGACTCAATGAAAGACGGAGCAATGTTTGCAGCTGGTTTTATCGTGCGTATGTACAAAATGCTGGGCCCTGGAATGTTCGGACAAACTAGAATTTCTAGTGTGTCCGGCGCTTCCATTGGAACACATCGATACTCCCCGGTAGGGACACTGGTCACGGAGGACAGCAAAGAGTCAATGCGGCAAGTGACAGCGCCCATAATGACTGGATATGCTCCGGACAAAGGATTCAATTCCGACGAAACGTGTGTACGAGAAAGAATGGTAAAACCTGAGAACAAGGTGCCAGTCTCTCAAATTCCACCCTTTTACGTAACCTGTTTGACCGAGTTCGTTCGCCACCTTATACCTGCGCAAATGATCGGAAGCTTGGCTCCAACAGATTTCAAACACATGTATGAGAAAATGGCGCGTCCGGCACAACGGTCTCTGATCGACCGGTTCAAAAACATCTTCTTTGCCGATGACAAATGGTCTGTTTCTAGCTTTCAGAAAGCGGAAGCATACGGCGGAATAGTTGCACCAAGAAACATTGCAACATTGCCGATTGACCACAACTTCCGCTACGGAAGTTATTGTCAAATTTTCAGCAAAGAGGTCTTAAAGCAACAACATTGGTATGCTTTTGGATTGGAACCATTAGAGATGACTCGAAGATTTTTCATCAAATTTTCGACTTCCACACACGTTGTGAACACGGACTTTTCACGCTTCGACGCCACAGTCGGAGTGCTCCATGACCTTCTTTTCAAATCTTGCATGATGCGCGCTTTCGCCCCTGAATATCACGGCGAATTGGCCAGGCTTATGTCCAAAGAGACATTTGCCAAAGCCTACACGCGATATGGTGCAAAATACAACACGGGGACAAAAACGAATTCCGGTTCTGCCGCTACGGCAAATCGAAATTCAGTGATCAACGCTTTTACCAGCTATGTTGCGTTGAGACACTCCCTGACTGAAAATGAAGCTTACGAAGCACTCGGAATGTACGGCGGAGACGACGGTGCAACTGCCAACGTTGCACCAAACGTACTGCAGAATGTGGCCGCCAAAACTGGCCTCCTGCTGAAGTGTGACACAATAACACCGGGCAACGCAGTTCCATTCTTGGGACGCTTGTTCATTGATCCCTGGACAACAAATCAATGCATAGCCGATGTTCCGCGCCAACTCAAGAAACTCCACCTTTCGGCCACATCCAAATTGGTTCCTGTGGAAGTTGTATTGACCAGGAAAGCAGAGGGCCTACTAATTTCAGACGACACGACACCAATTTTGGGGTCGTGGGCACGCGCAATTAAACGTTTTTACCCGCACATAACTCCTTCATTCATGAAGAAGTACGAGCGGGAATTACAAAGTGATACCAAATACTGGAAGTCGTCTTTCCCGAAGGTTGCTGACATTGAATTGACTTATTCAGTGGTCGCAAATTCGTTAGGTATCACCGCTGATTCAGTCCGACAAATCGAGAAAATAATCGACGACGCAAAAGCCATCGAGGAATTTTCGAACATTGTCGAAATGATCCCAGCGCCCGTGCTCAAAGTCGAAGTCACTGCTAGTGTCGGTGGCTATTTAGTCGAACCCGCCGCCGATTTGCCCTCTTTTCAAGAGAAAATCGCCAAACAATTGGATCCAAGCGTGCAGACTCCCTCTTTGAAACCGTGTCGGTTTTCGAGAGAGAAATGCCGCTTTAAAGCCGAATGCAAGTTCAGCCACACAGACCTCCCACAACCCCGGCCAAGCCGGGCGCCAAAGCCAAGCGGGAGCGAAGCCCAACCGACTGTTCCGAAAACTAAAACAGTCAAAGCGCCAGCAAAGAATACCCCAACCACTAGCGCAAAGTCCACACCTGCCAGACAAACACCACGCGCAGGAGCGGAGAGAAACCGCAGCCGGCCGCTAAGAGCGCCAGCTGCAGTTTCTGGGCAGTAAAAGAAAACGCGGTCGTAGGACTGCCTCACCACCTCATGTGCATAAACCGAGGGGAGTTGAAC